ATGGCCAAACTTCCAAAAAATCCAAATCACCTTCAAAGGGTTGGCACCTGTTACCATTTCAGGTATAAACTGCCAAAGCCCCACATGGGGGAAATCAAACTCAGTCTGAAAACCGGATGTTTGAAAACGGCCCGGCAATTATCGGGCATACTCAAACATGAGGTTGTGAAACTGACAGGGGATTCAATGGATATTTCCAAAGAACAGATCCGGGCGGCACTGGGGGCACACCTCAGAAGAGAGCTTGACCGGACCGATGAAAAACGCCTGAACGGTTCTGAGCCCTATCAAACGGATATACCGGCCCTTGATTTGCAGACGTTCAAGCGATCCCAGGCAGACCCGGCCGACCTATTAAAGATTTTATCAAACAGTGTAAAAAAAGAGCTTGCCGGGCAGGGCGGTTCAATCAATTTGGATGAATGCGATATTGAACAGGTAAAGACCTTCCTTTCAGTCTCTGGTTTGCCGGAAATCCCGGATGATGATCCGATGGTAAAATTTGTCCATCGGGAGCTTGCAAAGGTCCAACAGGCCATTTTTGAGATTGAGAAAGAGCGGACCCAGGGCAATTTCAATTCACAGATTGAAAATTCGACCCTGGCAAGATTCTCGGAGCAACCCCCGGCCGTCATCCCGCCCAAAAAAGAAATGCCTGCCCTCAGCAAATACATTGAACAGTATCTTGACGAGGGTGTTTCAGACGGCCTATGGAAAGCGTCAACCCTGAAGGAATACAAGAATCACCTGGCTATGTTTCTTGAAATCCTGGGGGACATGCCCCTGGATGCCATAGATTATGAAAAAACCCGGCAATTCTTTGATAATATTAAGCAGCTGCCGGCAAACCGGAAGAAGGTCAAACGGTATCGCACAAAATCAACCGCGCAGCTGCTTGATATGAAGATCCCCGAAAAGGACCGGATCACCATCAAAACGGTCAATAATATCATGACCAGCGTTTCAGCATTTTTTGCCTGGGCGGTAACACGTGGTTATATGCAGCTGAATCACGCAAAGTCAATGCGGGTCAAGCAGACCAAACAGGCATCAAAATTGAAAGATGCCTTCACGGACGATGAAATCAATCAGATCATCCTGACCATCAGTGAATATAAAAATGTTCCGGAATCCAGCCACAGGTATTGGATACCCATGATTGCCCTGTATACCGGTGCCCGGCTGGAAGAAATAGCCCAGTTGCACACCGGGGACATTGAACAGGTTGACGGCATATGGTGCATTGACATCAACGATGACGGCCCAAAGAAGCTGAAGAACATCAATTCAAGGCGGGTTGTGCCAGTCCATCAGGCTTTGATTGATGCCGGTTTCCTTGATTTCCATGCTAATGCCCGCAAATCCAAATCATCGCAGCTGTTCGCCCATTTAAAGCCCATGAAAGGGAAATATGGCCACTATATCAGCCGGTGGTTTGGCCCCATGCTTAAACCCCTGGGGATTAAAACCGCAGATCACAATGTTTCCTTCCACAGCTTCAGACACACCTTTATTACCAGGGCAAAACATTTGGATCTGCCGGAAGGGTATGTAAAACAGATTGTAGGTCATTCAGCGGGCAGTATCACCTTTGGCGTGTATGGCAAAGGCTATGAAATTCCAAAGCTGAAAGAAATCATCGATCAGGTTACATTTTCATGACGGCCCCGCCCCGGTCTGCATAAGGCCGGGGCTTGTTCATACCATATAAACAATCCATCCCCCCACATAAAACCAACCTCAAACCCCCATTTCATGCACCATTTCAAATCCAGACCCCCCGCGTGAGCGACAGCGAGCGCAAACCCAACCCAGTGAGCGACAGCGAACGGCCCCCATTATCATCATTATTTCATCATCCCGTTCAGCAACTTTCAATTTTTGCCCCTTCCCTCAGATCCCACAAATCTTTTTTTCTGAAGTGTGAGCGGCAGCGAACACTTACCCCGGCACTGTAACCTTGATTTTTTATTCATCCTGTCTACCATGGCATTAAACATGGCAATGTATTTTTCCTTGAACTCAGCGGCCCTTTTCCCGGTGAAGCCCATGGCCAGAAAAGTGAAGCCGTCGCGGGTGATTTCATACATGGGTTTTGTTTTTCCCTGTTTATCCAAATAGTTAGTGAAGGAAAAATTTCCCTCACTAAAATTTGCGCTACAATCAAGGTTTCTGATCTTTTTTAAAACATCGTTATGTGGCTTTTCAAAACTCTCTGCCACCTTCAAACTCGTGGTGACCGGTTGCCCGGCGATTCCATTTGGTTTCCTGTGCGATTTTCGTAATAATAAAACAATTTACTTTTTTAATAACTTATTTACATGCGAAAAAAGAAAAATATGAAGCAACGACTTATATAAATCTTTTCTGGCATGTCCATAAGTTTTTTCAATGATTTCAATGAATTATTTTCTTGACAACCCCGGCATCAGTGTGTAGTTTATCAATCATCGCAGGAAATCGTTTTATATTCAAACCTCAGTAAAGGAGCAAAAATTATGCTTAAATTCCAGTATGTCCCACATGAAGTAATTAGCGCAGAAGATTTCAGGGGAACGGCAGCGGGAAATGTTTTTGTGACCCCGGACGGTGACGTGGCCATTTTGGACGGGAACCATGCGGTTCTGATCATGCCGGATGCAGACAATCCGATGGTCGCTATCCGTCATGGGGAAATTTTAAGGGACAGTTTAATTGATTCAATGATTGATTTTGCCAAAAAGGGTGATTTAAAGTGTCTCGATGAGGTAAAGCAGGTTTACCGCGCCCTGTTCTAAGGCTTGTTCCCTGCCCCGGCATCAAATCCATTCCATGAATGATGCCGGGGCATCCGCTCGTGATCATTCCGTATGAATAAAAAATAAAATGTTTATAAAACTTTATTTTTTCCGGGTGAATCTTGTCGTTTGGCCATGTACCGAAAATTTTTTATATATCTGATTTAATTAGAAATAGTTCAATTTTGGTAAATTTTGGAACGACAAGGTATTTCATAGGTAGAGAACAGAGTTTTAACGGAATGATGGAGTGGACGTAATGAAAACACAAGTCAGAATCTGGCCACGGGGGATGGTTGAACGAATCCCGGTGGACGAACGGACCCCGGCCCAAATCAAAGCGGAACGGGAAGCAGACCGGGCGGCCAAAGAAATAAAGGATAAACGGTATCCAATGAAGGGCAAAAGTAGGCACAAAAGCCAGATAACAGAATTTTCATATGCATCCCAGCAGAACATGAAAAAGTACCTGTATAAGCTGGAAAACCTCAGCTGTCATTTGTTTGTGAATCCGCATGACAGTATGTTTCATGGCACCGGGAAGACCTTCCAGGCCAAATTGAAGCGAGCAGACCGGTTTCAGAAGGATCTTGTTAAATTGCTGGCGGACATGGGTTATACCGGGGTGTTGGTGCGGCACCTTCAGACCCGGAAATCAAAGCGCAGCTATTACACCGGCCAGGTGTTGCCGCATTGGCACATTGTTATTTGTGAACCGCTTTCAGATCCTGAGAAACAAAAATTGATTGATTGTATTGTTGTTCAAATGAAGCTGCCGTTTCCCTGGTATGAAGCGGCAGCCCGGAAAAATGCGATACGGTTTTTTGATCTGGATTCAGTTCAGATGCAGCAAAGAACAATCCGGTATCTGTCCCGGCCGATATTCAAGAATGTTTTGAAAAAACTGGATGGCGAACCGATAGGGCGGACCTGGTTTAAAATCGGAAAGCCAGAAATGGGGCAGCCGATTGAACCGCCCCCAATGGAACCCAAGGAACACGCAGTTTTCACAAGGCTGATAAAACGCGCGGTATCGGCAAAAATCCGGCAGCTGGGGGATGAGCTGGGAAAAAAGTACATTGGGAAATTCAAGCGGTCAAAACGCATGTCAGCGGCCCTGAAACTCCATTTTTTTGATCCATGGTCAAAGGTCACGGCCTATCTTTCAGCAGATACGGCTTTGAGACTCCATAACTATGCCTGTGTGCAGGCCCTGGGGAAAAAGAATCCAAGGTTACGGCGCCCCGGCGATTCATCGGCATTATGGGAATTGCTGCCGATGGCAGCATGAAACAGAAGAAAGGAACGTAAAACATGAGTGCGTGTAAAATGAAAAGAAGGGGATGTAAAGGCATTGCGGTGCCCGGTAAACATTTTTGCACCGAATGTTTCGCATTGCTCCAGCAGATTGATGATGAAACCCAGCAAAAAATGGAAGCGGCCGGGCTTACGGAAAAGGATCTTGAATATAACCCCCTGGATTTGAGTGAATTTGATTACCTGGATATTGATTAATGGCTGAAAACACCACAAAACGGAAACCCGGCAGACCCAAGGGTAGCAAAAATAAGGCCGCCCCGTCCCCGGCACCTGCCCAGGAGAAGAAGAAAAGAGGCAGACCACCCGGGACGGGTGCGCGTTTCCCTAAAAAAATCTATGCTGATCAGGTGCGCGATCCGGAAACCGGCACCTTGACCAGCAAAGACCTTTTCAAGGCCAAAGAATGCAGTCCGGCCGGGTTCAGGGCATGGTGTAAAGCCATTCAACCGGTGGTTCTCAATAAAGCGGGAAAGTATGAAGTGTTTGCCCCGACCGCCCACCAGGATGACCTGGTTGACAAGTTTTTACAGTCAAGGAAGGGCAGCCGGAGCAAAGCTTTTCAGCACAACCTTGTTTTGAATATAGAGCCCCGCAGACATGGGAAATCAACCCTGTTCATGTTGGTGGTGTTGTGGCTTTGGCACACAAGGGAAAACTTCACTGTGCAGGCCCTGGGGAATGAAGAAAGCCACAGCAGGCGGACCCAGTATAACCGCCTGATCAAAACGGTTGAGAATACAGCGAAATTGAAAGCCCAGGCAGATGCCGGAAAAATCGTAATCCAGAAAAGTGAAATAACCAGGTATGCCAAGGGCGGGCGGCCGGTATCCGTCATTCAGTCCATGAAGGGCCTGACATCTGCATCAAGCTTTGGCGACCGGGTGAACGTGTTATGGGTGTCAGACCTTCACGCCTGCCCGGACATGGCTGTTTTCAATGCCTGGCAAGCCAGTTTGATGGACAGCGAAAATACCTTGATTCTGGTGGACAGCAACGTGGATTCTTTCGGCGGCCCGGTGCATTCCCTTCAGGAAGTGGCGGAAGCGGCCCCGGATATGGCTTGTAATCACCTGGAATATATTGACTGGGACGATTATGAGAAAAACGCCCCGGCCTGGATCGACCGGAAAAAAGCCAAGGCCCTTGAAAAGACCCTGTTACCGGCGGAATTTCAACGGGATATTCTGGGCATCCGCGGCCAGTCCGTCAACCATCTGTTCAATGCTGAAATCATCCAGGGCATGCAGGAGCAATACCCTTTGCCGGTGTCCGTGGAAAGCCTGGAAAAATTGACAGTTGGGCGAGAATTTTACATTGGCGGCGGTCTGGACCGGGCAAAAAATCTGATCCAGACAAAAATATCAGATGCCAGTGTTTGGACCGTGACCCTGAAAATTCAAGATCCGGGAAAAGAGGCAAGGTATGTGACCCTGAATCAGAAAACGTTTCGGGTGAACAGTGAAAAGCTGATCATGGCCCAGATTTTAAAAGATCATGACCGGTACGGACTGACCAATGTGGTGTTGGAAAATTACGAAACAGCCGGACTATATCACAGGCTGGTGGAGCGTGGCTTATCTGTAGAATTGATAACGGCAAATGCCGGGAATAAAAATATTTCTGTTCCCGAATTTTACCGGATCTGTTCTGAAGGCCGGTTTACCGCGTCGCACCTTCAGGCGGAATTTTTCAAGGAGTTGTCCGGGTATATATACGAGCGCAACAATAACGGCACCTATAAGTTCACTCATGCAAAACACTTGGCCCATGATGACCACATAGACAGCACGGTTTGGAGCGTTTACGCCTTGCGGGAAATGATCAACAGCATGTTCATTCTGGATGCCGTGGTGTGTGAAAATAGAAATCCATCCGCCCGGACCCTGTGTTTTTTATTTGGTGGTGATCATGTGTTGAACTCATGTTCCATGCGGTGCCCGGCGTATCACCAAACCCACGAGTTTCATCAGGCATATTTGCGGCAACAGCCGGACAGTGACATAAGCCTTGTGGAGTTTTTCCACAGCCTGGTTAAAACCGAAATGAAAACCTATCAACTATAGGAAATATGGAAAATGATCAATTCACTTATCCCCAGGGTAATGACCGCCAGCCTGACCCAGGCCCAGAGTCAGGCCCAGGTTCAAAGGAAAATAGATACAGCCAAACTGATTGATTTTTATCACGGCCACCAGATCCAGGATTTAAAAGCGGATCTTGTCCAATACAGCGGCAACGTTGAGCAGTTAAAACCGGTATGCGTGAACGTCGTTAAAAAGATCAATAACAGGTTGGCCCAGGTCTATAACAAACCGGCCACCAGGGCAGTGACCGGAACAGATCAAGACCAGGAGGTTTTCAACCTGATCCAGAACCAGGCCCGGATGAACGTAAAAATGAAACAGGCCAGCCGGTTCACAAAACTGGTAAAAACGGTTCTGATCCGGGTTTTATTCAGGAATGGAAAACTTGAACTGGATATCCTGACCCCGGACATTGTGGACGTTGAAACCGGCACCAGTCCGGAAGACCTGAAAGCGGTGATAGTCACCCATTACCCCGCCAGCGGCAATGTTAGGGAAACCCAATACCACAGATGGACGGCAAACACCTTTCAGGTGTTGAATTACAAAGGCGATATCATAAGTTCAGAAACCAATGAATATGGAATCCTGCCATTTGTGGCCCTGCATGATGCCTGCCCGGTGGATGAGTTTTTCCAGCCGATACCGGAAGACCTGGCCAGCCTTCAGGAATCCATTAATCTGAAAATATCGGACCTGCTTCACACCATCAGTTTTCAGTCCCATGGGCAGCCGGTTTCAAAAGGATTGCCGGACAAACAGACAATTAAAATTGGCCCCAACCAGGCGATAAGCCTGCCGGCAGACACCAGGGATAAAAAATCTGATTTCAAGTTTGCAGACACAAACGCTAAAATTCAGGAAGTGGTGGAGGCGATCCAGGCCCTTATTAATTGGGCTTATATCAGCCAAGGCCTGCCAGCATCTTCAATCACTTCAGATGCCAAAGAGGCAAGCGGCATTGCCAAACAAGTGGACAATTTTGAACTGGATGAAATGCGGCGGGATGATATTGAGCTGTTCCGGCTTTATGAATCCCAGTTGTTCGAAACCATCAAAGTGGTGAACAACCACCACAACCCCAGAAAACTGTCTGAAAAATGCACCTTGAAAATCGATTTTGCCGAAATCAAACCCCCGGTCTCTGAAAAAGATCAATTGGAAGTCTGGCAGATCCTTCAGGACATGGGTTTATTGTCGGTGGTGGACATTGCCATGAAACGGAATCCGGATCTGTCCAGGGAAGACGCGGAAGCCCTCATAATCCAGGTGCAGGAAGATAACAAAATATTGGAGAAAACAACCATATGACAATGTCTATAAAGGATTTTACGGCCGATGATATCAGCCTGTCCGATTGCACCAGTTATCACACGGCCAGAGTTAACGCGGCCTGGACAGATGCAACGGCCGACGAAAAAGAGGCGGCCCTTATCCGTGGTTTTGATTATATCCGGGTGCAACCCTTCAGAACGGATCTTGACCTGTTCAACGATGGGTTACCAACGGACATTGAGCAGGCCGTTTATGAAGCGGCCTTGATTGAGGTCACCAGCCCCGGCATGCTTTTGAAAAATGAAACCAGGGATGACCAGATGTCAGAAATAAGAATGGGACCACTTGTTACAAAATACCAGGTGGATGCCGGAACCCAATTTACAAAGATAACAGCCCTGCTTGCCCCGTATGTGGCCCAGGGCATCACTTTAACCAGGTAACAGAAAGGAATTGAAAAATGTCAGACCCAAACCCCGATAATACCCCGGCCGCAGATCCGGCCCCGGAAAATACCCCGGCGGCAGATCCGAAACTGAATAATGGACCGGCCGCAGATCCGAAACCAAACAGCACACCGGCGGATAATACACTTGCAACACTGGCAAATGAATTTATTGCAGAATTGCCGGAAGGTTTGCAGAAGGTTGTCCCTTCCAGTCTTTCCGATGCCGAAAAAATCAAATTTTGCCGGGATCTAATGGCGGGTGTCAAAACAATTACAAAACCCAATGCTGATTCACCAGGTGCAGACCGGCCCGGCCGAAATGGCGGCCCGGACCTGGACGGCATGACAACAAACGAGCTTTTGAATATGGGCTTGAAATAAACTACTTTTGAAAGGATTTTTAGTATGGCGTTTACATTGGCAGAAATGGCGAAAAGAACAACAAACCCCCTGGAAAAGGGTGTTATCAAACTTTATGGCGAATCATCCGATATCCTGGCGGGTTTGCCCTTCACCACCATTCCGGGTAACACAATCACCAAAAACCGCGAATTGACCCCTTCAGGGGTTGGAACCAGAACGGTTAACGCGGAATATGACAATTCCACCAGCGGACAGGAAAAAATCACACAACAGCTGATCATGATGGGCGGGAAAGCTTTGATTGACAGGTATATTGTGAAAACATCCGGCCCGGACAGTAACCCGGTAGCTGAAGAAATTGCCGCAAAAGTCAAGGCGGCATCCATGCTGTTTAACAAACTGTTCATCAAGGGGGATGCCGTGGCGGATGCAAACGCATTCAACGGCCTGGAAAAACGCATTACGGGGGATCAAGTGATCAGTTGCGGCGATTCAGCAGGCGGTGACACGCTGTCTTTTGACAAACTGGATGAATTGATTGACACGGTTGGCAATCCATCGTTTTTGGTCATGAATGCCTGGACCCGCCGGAAACTGAACTGGTTAATGCGGGCGGCCGGGCAGGCTTTTGAGTATGTCAAGAATGACTTTGGGAAACTGATTCCCTACTATGCGGACATTCCCATTGCCGTGGTTGGCGTGGACCATGAATGGAATGAAATTATGGATTTTGATGAGAACGACAGCAACGGGGATGAGGCGGCCTGCACCAGTATTTATGCTGTCAGATACGGTTCAGATGGTGTTGAGGGTATCCAGCACAGTGCCCCCATTGTCGATGATCAGGGCTTTGTTGGCAATAACCGCCAGATCATCGTTGACTGGTTCGTCAATTATCTGATCAATACCCCGAAATCAGCAGCCAGATTACAGGGTATTAAAAAGGAATAGCGGCCGGGGTTGTGGCCCGCCATGCAACCGAAAATAAAATGGCGGGTTTTTCGGGTACAGCCGGGCGGGGTTTCTCCTTCTCCCGCCCGGCAACCAAAAATGAATAGGGGGAATGAACATGGAAAAAGTCAAAGATATCTGCCGGGAGTGTCAAAAAAGATCAAACTGCAAAAGACTTTGTAAGGATGCCCAGGCATATGTGAATCAGGACGGTCAAATTTTTGAATTGCAGGATGAAAACAAAATTGTGTTGTTTCCCCGGTGGAATGAGGTTCAGAGCAGCAGGGCAAATGCCGGACCCGATGACACGGCGGAATATCAAGACAGCTATCTTGAAAATACCATTGCCGATGATCCGAAAAACAGCCCTTTCAGCAGTTTCAAACCGAATCATATACAAACACAGATTTTCATGCACAGGTTTTTTCAAAAATGGTCCTTCAGAGACATAGCCATAAAATTTGATCAGACAGAAGAGTATGTAAAAACCGCGTATTTCCAGGGAATTAAACGGATGGTTACCGGCCTGGAAATTTTGGATCATCAGCGGCTGACAAAGCAGAATGCAATCACCAGCCTTAAAAGTGCTGAGCCCGTGAAAATGCTGAATCCGGCACAAAAGGATTTTCTCCTGTATACACTGTTTGAATTGCCTATTAGGGACATTGCCGAAATGACCGCCCGGAAAGTTGATACAGTCAGATCCGGTATTTTTCGGGTAATGAACTATTTGAAATCCGGTGATTACACCTTTTCTGATTTGGCCACCCCCGGCCAATGGGACCGGAAAACCAAGGTCAACAGTATGGCGCATTTAAATAACAACAGGGCGGCGGTTCAATGAATATCTATGATGAGTTTCTGAAGCATGCCCATATGGTGGACATGAGGGCAAACCAGTTGACCCATGACATGATAAAAGAACTGGATCAAGCCCACAGCATTATCACAGGGAAGCTGACCACCCTGGAAGCGGAAACCCTTTCAGAACCGTTCACGGAAAGCCCCCATTCCAAAAAGAAAAAACTTTTGATGCTTCAGAAGCAGGCCATTGAAGAAGTGACCAGGGAGATTTTCACTGAATTTGAAAAAATCACCACAGAAGCGGCAGAAGACACCATAGCGGCAACAGCCAGTAAAACCAGTTCCATTATCATCAGTGCGGTGCCGGAAATTCAATCAAAAAAGATCCATCTGCCGTCATTGAAAAAATGGTTTGAGGTGACCACAGTTGACGGCCTGCTTGTGAATGAATTATTGGGCAAGCTGGAAAAATCAACAGGGGATAAAATTGTTGCAGCCGGCAGACAGGCACTGATCCAGGGAAAGGGCGCCCTGGCCATGGCCCGCATGATCAAAAAACAGGGCATAGAAGGCACACACAGGGGGATTGAGGGAATCAGCCGGACCCTGTTAATGTCAGCTTCCAATTATGCCCGCGAGTACACTGTAAGGGACAATTTCCCGGATGCCGTGGAAGGTTGGCGGCACCTGGCAACCCTTGACGGAAAAACCTGTTTGGTGTGTGCTTCTCTTGATTATAAATTTTATAAACTCGATGAGCCCAAAGACCCCTTGCCCCTGCATTTCAATTGCCGGTGTGTGTATGTGCCGGTAACCAAATACAGCCGGAATATTTCAGAACTGGACCGGCCCACGGTCAAAGAAAATTTCAAAAGAATGATAAACCACCGGGACGGGACCAGATCAAAATTATATGAACCCTATGAGGTGTCAAAATTCCCAGATTCATATCAGGAATGGTTGAAACAGCAGTTAAAGACAGATCCGGAATTTGTCCGGCAGGTATTGGGAAAGAAACGGTTTGAGCTGTTCAGCCAGGGGAAAATAACATTGAAAGGGATGGTAACCAACGGCCGGATAAAAAGGCTGTCAGAGTTGTGAAAGAGGTGTCCCGAAAATTCGGGTGTCTAAACCCATGCCAGTCAGGGCTTTCAGGCGTAAGCCGAAAATCTGGCCCACGGGAAAATTCACTAAGCGTAAAAATACGCCCAGTGAAAATGATTCAACCAGCGCAAAAATGCGCCCGTTAAAATTCACACCAAAATTCATTCCAATTGCGCACACGAATTTTTTTTGATAGATGATCTGAATGGAAATTTTCTCTTTGTGGATAGCAATGCATGCTTGTAATTTGTATTTGTGGATAGAAGCGCATATTGAATTTCTTAATCTGATAATTGTACTCCTGACTTTATTCGCTATCCTTCGCTATACTCGTTCAACGATAGAGCTTCAAAAAGAATCAGTACAACAAACAAATGCAATGATAAAACAGACAAAAGCTGTTGAGGCTCAAGCAGAATTATTTCAAAAACAAATAGATATAAACATATTGCCATCGTTTCAAATGGAAATTGAACCGACCACCACAGATAAAAAAATAAAAGTAATAATTGAAAATATTGGAAATGGAGTGGGATTAAATATTTATACTTTAGGACTGTTCGATTCTTCACGAGAGGATGTTAATACAGATTATATTCCAATTCTCAAGCCAGGGGGAAAACGCATCATCCCACCTGGGATTTTAGATAGATCTTTTCAAGAAAACTATAACAATTCAAAAACAACCTTCATTTTTTGTGACATATTAGGACAAAGATACCAACAGATTCTTACTATAAAAAAGGGTGTTCATAAACACGGTTTTGTAGAGAGATTACCTATAAAATAAAATAATTTGCCATTCACGCATTCACCCTTATACCACAATGTGACACCAGTCTTTCCTTTCCAACAAATCAGTATAAACAGAAATCCCCGCCAATGGCCATTCTCAGCACTGAGGTTTTCCACAGCCTTTTGAACCTGTTTCAGACTGTTTCACCATTAAAATTCCCGTTTTTAAAGCCAATTGCGGAAAAACTCAATATACAAAAAAGCTGAAGAAGCCTTTAAAATAAGGATTTATGACCAAAACCCTTAAAAGTTTACATAATTAATAATTACCGGACATTGTTTTTATATAACCTTGACTGGTGGGGTTCTTCAGCTTTTCAGGCGATATCTGATTAAATCTCGTTCTCTGTGTTTCACACCAAAAAATGAATCAAAAATTACTGTATTCACAAGCATACCGGATAACTGAAAAGGTGTCAACACACAAGCTCCACCATCAGGTTCAACACAGCTTCAGATAAATGCCTTGTTCTGCCAGTATTCCCTTGTCACCAATGCCCACATTCTGCTATTCAGAACGATATCAACGAAACCATAAGGCAAGGCATACAAAGTTGATTCATTTTTGCCATGTTTTTGGGGCTTTTGAGCACAGAGGCATATGGGATATAGGTTGGGGTCGAACTTCCTTTAAATCGTACGGAAAGACCTATATTTTGGATGCTTGGTTTTGGTTGAACTGTTGTATTGTGACTTTTGACCTACTATAATATTTTGAAATATTTTTTAACTAATCAGCTCAGAAAAAATATTTCTTTACAGATATTTCAATTGTTGCTAATCGGGTAATGTCAAGTTTTCTGCGGTTCAGAGGTTTAGAAATCTATGCTTCTTTTTAATATCCTTCCTTTTAACATAATGGGGATTAGAAATGGCAATCTATGATTTGTTTTCAAAACGGCAAAAAAAACTAAGAGGGGAATTGCCGGATGTTTACCAATATGATGATTTTAATAAATCATTTCGTATTCAAGTAATACATATTGTTAAAGATGCTTTTGGAACGGATGTTTACGGCAGTCGAATTTTGAATATTTATGAAGGCATACATAAAACACTTTGCAAAGAATATGGGGTCTTCAGTTTGAATCAGCAGAGCTATGTTGTATCAGCTTCTGAAGCCATTTTTGATTATTTTTTAAACACGGATGATTATGAACATGTTTTGGATATTATCGAATTGACTTTCAAAACTATCAATATCGAAATGCGAAAAATATCATTTTTGGTTCATGTTCAAAAAATTGAAATATCGCCTGATGAGGCAATAGCAGAATTGAATTGTAGATTTAAAGAACATGGAATTGGATATCAATTCGAATCTAATGAATTGATAAGGATTGATTCACAGATATTGCATTCAGAGGTTGTTAAACCAGTTTTGAAGCTATTGAGTAATGAGGCGCAATTTCAAGGAGCTAATGAAGAATTTTTAAGTGCTCATTCACATTTCAGGCACGGGCGCTATAAAGAATGCCTTGTGGATACACTCAAGGCATTCGAAAGTGTTATGAAGACCATTTGTAAAAAAAGGAAGTGGACATATGGGGCTAAAGATACGGCAAAAAAATTAATACAGATTTGCTTTGAAAATGGACTGATTCCTGTATATCTTCAATCGCAATTTTCAAGTTTGCGCTCATTGCTTGAAACTGGTGTCCCAACGCTTAGGAACAAACTTGGTGGTCATGGTCAAGGTGATATTGCCATTAAGGTTCCTGAAACTGTTGCAAGTTATGCAATCCATTTGACTGCAACAAATATTTTGTTTTTAATCGGAATGGAAAAAAAACTTAGATGAACTATGGCTTTATTAAAAATAGCCCTTGACCTTTGTACAAAAACCATGTACAAAATTGTCCAAAGAACAGCGGAGATAGGCTTAAATAGGGGCTTTGGCGGTTTGGGTTTTTCAAATCCTTCCCCCGCTACCAGAAATAGCAAGGGGTTCAGCGTTCGGCGCTGCCCCTTTTTGTGTTTCTGGACTCACCAAAAAGGGGGCGGGTCACGCTTGAATGGTTTTGGTTTTACCGGCCGTGGGCATGTCTTGGAAAAAACAGGGAGTTGATT